GAAGACCTCAAGGCCGCCCGGGTGCGCACCACCCTCAAGCAACCGGGACCGGACGTGGCCCCGTCGCCGAAGAAGTAAGGAGGCCCCATGCCCGTATCCACCGAGAAGACCTACCGAGTGATCGGGCCATGCAGTTTGTCCGGGCAACCGGTCAACTGGAATGCTCGGGCTATCTGCTGGTCGGGCACTGATCGGCGAGCCCCGGTTCGGCGAGCCCTACGTCAGATCGGTTGGAGGCTTCCAAGCCCCAAGATTCGGCGCTGGATTGATGCCGTCACCGATGATCGGAAGCGGGACTACCGGACCAAGTTCGGCCGCTCGGTAGAAGCTGCTCGCCGACTGCTCAACACTGCCGAAGACGTCGAGGCAAGGAGCGCTGGGCACCTCGCGGGGCGCTACTGGGACGTGAAGGAGCGGACAGGCCGGAGGCCAGACCTCGCCGCAATGGCCGGGAAGGAGGGATAGATGCCCTACTCAACGGCGCTCAACCGGGCAGTCAACCGACCGACTTTCACGCTCAAGGCCGCGGGGGCCGAGACCGCCAGTACCGCGGGGGCGTGGGTCGACCTCGGCGACGTCCCCGCTGGCGAGATCGACGTCGCGGTGACCGCCGTGGCCGGCACCACCCCTACCCTGCTGGTGGACCTCTACGGTTCGCCGAGCGGGACCAGCCGGGCAGCCACAGACGGCGTGACCTTCAATACGTCCACGTCGGTCGGCAGTGCCACGGCCCTCTTCACCGCAGCTGACGTCGGGGCCAACATCGCCGGCGCCGGCATCCCGCTCGCCGATTACATTGCATCCGTCATCGTCGCTGTACCAGCTGCCACCGTCACCAACAAGGCCCTCACGACCAACGTGGCAACGCTGACGACCGCTGCGCCGCACGGGATCTCCGTGGGTCAGGTCGTCGTTGTGGCCGGTGTCGACGCCACCTTCAACGGCACCTACGTCGCCACATCGGGGACCACTGGGAGCACCCTCACCTACGCCGATACGGCGTCCAACGTCTCTTCCACGGCCGCCACAGGCACCGCAACGGGCATCTCCACGGCAGTCCTGGGGACTGCGGCGACGGCAACTGCCTCCACCGTCACGCTGACCATCTCCCAAGGCTTCAAGATCGGCACTATCGGCGCCACGGCCTACGTGGACTCCGGGGGCGCCGACCCGACGACCATCGCCGCCGTGGGGACCTTCCGGGCCGTCTTCGCCCTGCCCCGCTACGTCCAGTACCGCTCCCGCATCACCGGATCCGCCGGCCAGTCCTTCACCTACTCGGTCACGCTGGACTCTTCCTGGTGAAGATCCTCGCCAGCCGGCCGGGGACGATCTACTGGCGCCTCGAGGACACCGACGGCAACCTGACCAACTCAACGGGCAGCGTCACCGTGAGCGTGAGCCGCCAGCGGGACGGCATGGCTGTGGCAACGGGGGCGGTGACCAATCCAGCGACGGGGAAGTACCAGGCAACCATCGCCGCCCCCGGCAGCGCGCCAGAGCTGCTGAACGCTACCTGGTCGGCTCCCGTGGCTGGCGGCACCGTCATCGACACCCAGCCCGTCTACGTCGTCAACAGCCGCTTGGTAGCGCTCAACGTGCTTCGCCACGATGATGAGCTGGATTCGCTCGAGGACTGGGACATCCTCCGCACCGCCCTCGAGGCCGCCGAAGACGAGTGCGTCGACAACATCGGGTACCCACCTATTTCGATCATGACCCACAACGGGATCCAGGGCGGCGGCCGGCGCCTCATCTGCCCCGATCCCTGGCCGCGTACCGTCGTGGCCGCCACCCGCCCGAACCTGACCCCGCTGACCACGGCCGAGCTGGCACTGCTCCAACTCCAGGAAGGGGCGGTGATCTGGCAGGACAATCGCAATTGGGACGACGGAACGTGGGACGTGTACCTGATCCATGGCCGCTGGGATGCCCCGCCGTGGGACCTCGCCCGGGCGGTGCTCATCCGTACCCGCTACCTCGCCCGGCGGCTGAACAATCGGGACGACATGCCCGAGCGGGCCTCGACGGTTGCCACCGAAGGCGGAACGATCACACTGGCGTTCCCCACCCTGCCGCGCCCCACCGGCCTGCCCGACGTGGACATCGTCTACATGCGCTACGCCCTCGCCAGCCAGATACCGGTGAAGGTGTGACATGGTCCGCTACCGCGTGAGCGAGCCCGTCCACCTCGAGACCCACCACGGCACGCATGGGCCGATCGAGCTCAGCTTCCCGGCTGGCGAGGTGTCACCCCGCAGCGAACAGGAGGAGGCCGCCCTGTTGCACCTGACCTATCTCGGGCTCGCCGAAGAGGTAGCCGAGCGGCTCGAGCCCGGGGAGATGCCCGATGCCCCTTAACAAGCGGATCCTGCAGGTCGGGCTGGCCAAGCAATCGGCGAAGGGCTCGCCCGCTGCACAGCCCGTCGTCATTTACGGCGTGGAGTCGGGAGCTGCTGGCGATGTGCCGCTCACCGAGCCCGACGTCGCCGTGACCGCGGCCTCCCGCATGAGCGCTGCTGCAGTCCGGGAGCAGATCGTTCCGGGGGCCGGCTTCACCACGCTCGGCTTCTCCCGGGCCATCGCTCAGCTTCTCTTCGGCGTGATGGGCACCAACGTGGACAGCGGGGGCTCAGACCCCTTCACGCACACGATCACGGCGCCGACATCCGACGTCTCGTGGTGGACATTCTTCGGCCGCACCAACACCGAGTACCTCAACATCGCCGACTGCAAGATCGACTCCGTGAAGATCGACTTCGACATGGCACTCATCAAGGTCGCTGTGGTCATCAAGGGCTGCACGCTGACGCTGGGGGCCGCCGCTTGGACGCCGACCAACACCGACGACGAGGTGACGCCGGGGGCTCTCTACTCAACCGGGCAGGCTGCCAGCGCCTTCACGCTGGACTCGGTCAATATGCGGGTGACGAAGGGCTCAATCGAGATCTCCAACGGGCTGGCGCCGATCATCCCGGCCTACAAGATCACCCCCGACGACTTCGGCGTGGGCGAGCAGGTCGGCAAGATCAGCTTCACCATTGTCCCCGATGACCTCGCTTGGTTCAAGAAGTCGATCACGGGGGCAAGCGGAGGCACGGCCATCGCGCAGGTGCCCTTCTATGCCCCATGGTCGGTGAAGTTCCTGGAAAACGTGACGTCGGCTACTCACGACCTCACTATCGCCGGCGCCCGGTCGAACCTGATGGTGGCCTTCCCGCCCGGCGATCCCAAGGGCGGCGCAATGGAAGTCGTCGTCAACGGCTCGATCCTCGACCCCCGCACCGGAAGCGCAGGGCTCACAGCCACACTCCGCAACGGCTTGGCGACAATTACGTAGACCGCACGTTCACCACGCGGCCGGACAGACGCCCCGTCCCCCGGCCGATCGTCACGGGGCATCCGAGCACTCACCACCGGAGGCGCCCATGCCCCTGCCCCTGCTGAAGCTCACGTACACGTTCACGGATGAGTCTGAGACGACCATCATCACCCGCCTGTTTAGGTGCACCGCTGATGAGATCGCCTTTGAGCGCCGCTTCGGCTTTCCCCTGTCTGCCCGCCTGATGGCCGGTGTGCGGCAGATGCAGGAGGCCGAGCGGGGGGCCAACGGGGACGCCAGCGAGGCCCGCATGAAGGCCCTCGCCGAGATGAGCTTTGAGGATCGCTCGGCGATGATGCGCAGCGAGGACACGGCGTTTTTCGCCTGGTGCGTCTGGCAGCGCAACGCAGCGGCAAACGGAAACCCCACTGAATCGTGGGAGGTTTGGTCCACCCGCCTCGCCGCGCTCGACCTCGACAAACAGGAAGAGGCGCCGGACCCTACCGCGGCGCCCTCTGGCTGATGGCCGTGGCCTGCGTCGAAACGAGCCTGCCGATCTGGGCAGCCCCGGAGGATTTGCAGGAAACTCTGCTCGAGGCCTGGTGGCAGCGGCGCAAGAAGGATCAGGAGACGGCAGATCAAGCCGCCTGGGAACGCCAGATCGGACGGCGCTGACGTGGCTGGGACCATCTACATCGCCAACTACGCCGCCTTCCGGGCCGACTTGAAGAGAGCCGCGGGGAGCACCAAGGAAGCCACCGCGGCGATGAAGAAGGCGGGCGCTCCGCTGCTGGCGAAAGCGGCTGGGTACGCGCCGAGGGGCAGCACGAACGACAAGCACGCAGGCCAGCTCGCCGGGTCAGGCAAGATCCTCGCTGGCGGGAACAAGGGCCGTGTCGTGTTCAAGCCAGTCTATGCGCCGGGGGCCGAGTTCGGATCGCATGGCCGGTGGCAGGGCTTCGAGAAGTGGGGCTCGACCCCCCGCTTCGGCTACCGGGCACTCAACGAGTCGGCTGACCAGATCCTGCAAATCGTCACTGAGGAGCTGCTGCCCATCATGACCGCCTACGGCTGGTTCTTCTGATGGCCGCGGGTAAGCAGCTCGTTATCACTTACGGGGCTAACGGGGACGAAATCAAGCGCGTCCTGAGCACCATCGATGAGTCGCACGAGAAGACCACCTCCAAGTTCGCGGCCTTGTCGGGCTCATTCGGCATGCTCAAAGGCGGGCTGGGGGAACTGGCGGCCGGTTTCGGGCCGCTTGGGGCAGCGGCCGAGCAGGCAGGCTCGGGCATCGACCATGTCAAAGAGAAGTTTTCCGCAATGGAAGGCGGGGCGCAGAAGGCGGGATCGGTGCTGGTTGGCGTGGGGGCCGGGCTGACCGGGCTGGGAGCCCTCGGTGTGGCCATGGGCGAGAAGCAGGAACAGGCGACGAAGACTCTCGAGGTGGCCGTGAAGAACACGGGGAGCACCTACGAGGAATATGCCGGGAAGATCGACAAGGCAGTCACGGCTGGCGAGAAGAACGCTCACGGGGCCGCCGACACGAAGGAGGCCCTCGCCAAGCTGACGACGGCGCTCGGGGACACCGGCAAGGCCACCGACGACATGGGCCTTGTGAGCGAGGTGGCGGCCAAGAAGCACATCTCCCTGGCGGATGCGGCTGATGTGGTGCTCAAGATCCACCAGGGGGCTGGCAAGGCTCTCAAGCAATTCGGCATTGACGCCAAGGCGGCGGGGGCCTCGGCGACAGAGCTGGCGGCTGCCCACACAGCCGACGAAGCGGCGATGAAGGCGCTGATTCCTACCCAGGAATCGGTGAACGCCACGGAGGAAAAGCTGGCGGTGAAATACGGCATGTCGAAGGCGGCAACGGACCAGCTTGCGGCGGCTCACGCGGCTCTCATTGCCGCCAGGGCCAGCGGGGACCCAAGCAAGATCATCGACGCCGAGGGCCAGCTTGGTGCCGTGCTCTACAAGACGACTGCTGGTCAGAAGATGAGCGCGGCCGACGCTGACACCTTGAGCAAAGCCCGCCTCACCCTCCAAGACAAAAGCTCTGTCCTCGAGGCGGCAGATACCCGGCTGGCCAAGGCTCAGGATGCCGCCTCAAAGTCCACTGCGCAGGGCTCGTTCGAGAGCCAGGTCATGGCCAAGATTCATGGGACAGCGGCCGCTCAGGCAGACACCTTCGGCGGCAAGATCGCTGCCCTGAAAACTCACGTAACCGACTTGGCAGGCGAGTTCGGCGCCAAGCTGGGGCCCGCGATCACCATGGCAGGCCCGCTCATCATGGGTGTCGGCGCCATTATGGAGAGCAACCTGATTCCGCAGATACTCACCATCGGCGGCGAGGTTGTCGGCACGGCAGCCATGTGGGTCAGCTCGTGGCTGTCGATGGCTGCGGGAACGGTCTCGGCGATGATCGGTATCAACATTTCCACCGGGGGCCTGCTGCTGATTCTTGCCGGAATCATCGTTGCCGTAGTGTTGGTTTGGAAGAATTGGGACACGATCTGGGGGTTCATCAAGACGGTCGTGTCGGACGCCTTTGACTGGATCAAACGTCACCTAGCGCTCATCTCTCTGTTATTTGGTCCCATCGGGCTCATCATCTACGAATTCGCTCACCACTGGCAGGGGGTTTGGGAAGGGATTCAGGCAGCAGTAGCTTGGGCCTGGGGCCTCATTGAGCCGATAGTTCATCTCATCAGCAACATCTTGGGATGGTTGGTGAACAACGGTATAAAGCTCGTGAAGGACGACATTCTGGTTCTCAATGCTATATGGTCGGTCGTTTGGAGCGGGATTCAAGCCGTGATGCAGACCGCCTGGAAAGTCCTTGAGCCGATCTTCCACTTCATCATCGACAAGGGCATCACCATAGTAAAGAGCGAAATTCAGGGCCTCGACAGTGTTTGGCACTCGATCTGGGACGGGATTCAAACAGCAGTTCAGAAGGTTTGGGATGTGCTCAGCCCGATTTTCAACAGCATCAAGGCGGGAATGGGGGACATCGCTACCGTCATCAAGTCGATAGGCAGCGTTGGCAGTGGTATTGGTCATTTCCTCGGCTTCTACCAAGCTGGAGGAACTGTTCCCGGCCCAATTGGGGCACCTACTCTGGGCATCTTGCACGGCGGGGAGTACGTCAGCCCCGTGGGCTCGCCGGGTGCTGGCGGCGGTGGCGGGGGAAACATCTACGTGACGGTCAACGTGGCTGGCAACGCTGTCTACGAACGCAACCTGACGAACTCAATCTATGAAGGTCTGCTAGAGGTTAAGCGGCGCCAGGGGACACTGGGGCTCGCCTGATGGCCACCACCCTCGTCGGCAGCGCAGTCACCGACACAGGCGTGAAGACGCTGGTCATGTCGCCGGCCAGCGTCGGCAACGCCATCGTTCTCTACGTCAAGATCCCCGACGGCGTGCATGTGGTCACGTCCGTGGTGGACACCAAGGGGGCGAGCTGGCAGCGGGTGGCGGATCCCGAGGTAGACGGGAACTCGACCCCGCACACTCATGAAGTGTGGCTCGGGACGGTGACGGCCACGGGATCAACGACGATCACCGTGACCAACTCTGGCGGCACCTTCATGGACCTCGACGGGCAGGAAGCCTCGAGCGGGCTGGGGACCTCGACGGCTTGGAGTCGGGACGGCGTCCAGCAGGTGCTTGCGTCCAACAACATCCTCACTACGCTGGTGAGCTACCCGAGCCTCACCCCAGCGACCAGCGCTTGGTACGTGGGCCATGCCCGCTGCCCGCTGGCAAGCAGCTACAGCGGTACCACGGCGGGCTACACGGCCACCACGGACGCCAACGGAAATCAGTTCATAAATAACCCGGTAGTAAGCGCTGCGGCTTCACCCACGACAAATGCCAACGTTGCCACGCAGTCCTACTGCCTCGGCGTGCTCATCAAGGCCACGGCCTCCACACCGGCCCCCACGATCACGGGAGTCTCGCCCGTCAGTGGCACTACGTCGGGCACCACTTCGGTGACGATCACGGGGACCAATCTGACGGGGGCCAGCGCGGTCAAGTTCGGCGTGACGAACGCCAGCGGCTACGTGGTGAACAGCGTCACGACGATCACCGCCGTTGCCCCCGCGCATGCTGCGGGCCTCGTGGATATCACCGTGACCACGCCGGGGGGAACGAGCGCCACGGGATCGGCCGACCATTACACGTTCGCCGCCGTCGCCACGACCCCGTTCCCCACACTCATCCTTGAGTGGTCCCCAGCGACCTCGCCAGCCCAGACGCCCGTTTGGGTGGACATCACGAACCGGCTGAGGCGCTTCTCGATCAACCGGGGCCGGCGCAACTGGCTGTCCACCACGGCCCCCGGCACCGCCACGTTCGACCTCGACAACACCGACCTGGCAGGAACCTCGACGGCGGGCTGGTTCACCCCCTTCAACTCCAGCTCGGCCAACTATCCGAACGTCATCCCCGGCAAGCGGGTACGGCTACGCGCGACCTTCGGGGGAATCACCTACAACCGGTATGTTGGCTTCACCACGGGCTACCCCACGACGTGGCACAACACGGACAGCCAGGTCACGTTCAACTGTGTGGACGGGCTCGGCTTGCTGGCGCTGGCAACGCTGCCCGGGGTCTATGCCCAGACGGTCCTGAACGACTCACCGACGGCGTTCTACCGGTTCCTTGAGTCGGGGGGAACGACGGCGGCTGACTCTTCGGCCAACGGGTACACGGCTACCTACTCACCGGGGGGGATCACCTGGGGGCAGGGCGACGCAATCATCGACGGGAGCAACCACGCTATCCGCCTCGACGGCAGCACGGGCTATATCACCACGCCTACCTTGCCGGCGCAGCAGGGCAACTGGACCGTCGAAGGCTGGTTCATGGTTCAGCCGGGAGCCACGGCGACTCAGTACGCGGTGGCGAACGGGTGGCCGCAACTCCTCTAT